TAAGGAAGAATGTGAACACTGCGGTTATGGAGAGAAAAGAATCAAAGATAATAAGCAGCCACTACTATTACATTTTATAGATGGAGATCGTAAGAATTGGACTCTACCTAATATTAGATGGCTCTGTTATAATTGCTACTTTATAAATGTCAATGATTCATTTAGCGGTAGAGTATTAGCCAATATGCAATCATCGCCCATCGCGGGTCATGAAACCAGTTTTGAATCTAATCTACTATTTTATAATTTAGATGACCGTGTACTTAAAGAGATTGAGCAGATGCAAAAATTCTTAGACGAAGGCAGATACACAGAAGAAACAGATCTTATTGATTTTAAAAATGAAGCTCAAGACTTACAAGATTTGCAATCTATTCTTACCGAAAACCAATACATAAAACATGAATTGGACGACAATGAGGACTCACTCATAGATAGAAAAATTTAATATGTAACATACTGGTTACTATCACGTAATTCATAACTGATTGGTTACCAATGGTAAAAATTCTCCATTGATTATCAACAAGTTGTGACGATTCCCTGCTTACGTTCTGGTGCAACTGATTGATTTCCAATAGAGCATTTTCTATTGGGATTTTTTTATGTCAATATTGTGTCGTACATTTACCCTATATCAATACTATACATATGAAATTAGAATTAACCAATGAGCAAGTTCAAGTACTAAAAATCGCTTTATCTGAAATGTTTAACAGCGATAATTGGATAGAAGGCGTAGAAGAAGATCAGATAGATATTATATCTGAACGCGCTGCGTATCTATTGAAAACTCTTAATTTACAAATTGCTAAAACCAAAAAAAGTAAATAGTATGAGTAAAAAAAGAAGTGATCGTAATCATATCCTATATGAAATTGTTAACACTGAAAACAATAAACGATATATTGGATTGACAGTGGCGCGAGGGAGAGCGTACAATAAAAGTATCAATCTTCGTTTTCACCAACATTGCGTAAGAGCTTTAAACGAAAATAAAGATTGGGCTTTATATAACGATATGAGATCGTACGAACATAATGTATACTCAATATATATTCTAGATATTGTAAGAGGTAAAGCCGCAGCTCATGAACTAGAAACTTATTACATACACAATTTTCAATACGAACTAAATTCAACCTTTAAAAAATAAAAGTTATGTTACACGAGTACAGTAAAACAGAATTAAACAGTTTAGAAACAATTGAACAAGCATGGGACGGTGATGAATTAAAAATCAAAACCGATACTCATAGAATTTGGTTAGTGCTACGAGAAAATAGACCATACAATGGTGACTACGTAGTAGAAACATATAATCGTGGTAAGTGGGAGCAAAAAAGTTATTACTTTAATTAAAAAAAAATAAATTATGCTATTAGAAGTACCAAAATCTGTAGAAAATTACAGTGATTTAGCGCAAGTTAGATCTGATATCAAATCAAAAATGATCGGCTGTTATTGCGGCCACATAAAAAGCTTATTGTATTCAGGAGCTTTCGATAAAAAGCCATTATTGAAATTACAGACTGAAAAATTTCTAGCGGAAATGGAAGAAGTTTGGCAAGCTCAATACGAAATAGCTTGGGAAAATAATTAATTAAAAAAATACAAATTATCTTAATCAAAAAAAACAATTATTTATGAGTTTATTCAATGAAGTTAAAAAGTTTTTTAGTGCAGCAGAGAATCAAAATCGCGAACTTACTAGTAAGGAATTTTGTGATGCAATGAGTGGTCATGAAGTTTCTACTTTTTGGAAAAGAATGAATTGTCCTTTTTATCGATCTTATACCTATAGATGCTATCTTAAAAGATTAGGATTTGTTAAACAAGTTAGACACGGAGTATGGGAAATAGTAGCACCTGTACCTGAATGGCTAAATAGCGGTGTAACTAATTTTTTATTAGGATATCATAATTGGGAAAAGCGTAATAATACTCATTATGACGGTTTAACAAAAGACGAGTGGATGTCTAAAATAGAATCACACATAAGATTATATAAAGCTGCGCAAGAACATAAAATACTCACTAATAATATTAAAGAAACTATGAAACAACCTTTAGAAATTAAGCAACAGAATAATGAGTCTGAATATGTATACATTATTTCTGCATCTGATAGTGTATGTGTTTTCGATAATAAAGAAGATGCATTAAAAAACGCTATTGAAATGATTTGCTCTCTTAGAGAAATGGTTACAATCACAAAGAATAAAAAAGGTCAACGATTTTATTACCATGAAGACCTTGATGGAATCGAACAAATTAAGATTGAAGCAAAAGATTTAGCACGAGAAATTGTAGGTGATGGAAAAAACAACAATGTATGGTTCGTCACATCAGGACCTTATATGTTAGAACGCACAGATCATTATGAATCAGACTTTGTTCTTATGGATGGTTATAATGAATCTGATTCTGAATGTTTTGGACCTTACTTTTCTTACGAAGATGCATGCGCGAAGTACGATGACATAGAACTAGATCATTACGATGGAATTGGTCAAGTGTTTGTCGAAGACAGATTAATTGGTGTAGTTAAAGAGAAGTTCATAGAAAAAACAATGATAGTAGACTATTCTTATAATGAGCATGACGACTCTGGATTTTATAAACGTAAATAATAAATTATGCAAGGTATAGTAGTTCCTATTCAAATATTAACTGGATACATTCCAGAAGAATTATCAATCATTTATTTAAACTAAATTAAAACTTATTACAATGGGATTAGACATGTATTTAACTAAAAAAATATGGATTAAAAATTATCTTGGTACAAAAGAAGAAGACTTGATTAAGGTAACCATTACCAAAAATGGAGAACCTATGAAAGGTATTAATTCTGATAAGATACAAGAAGTTCTAGAAGAAGTTGCATATTGGAGAAAATTCAATGCACTTCATATATGGTTCGTTAATAACATTCAAAATAGCGTGGATGATTGTGGTGAGTATCACATTAGTAAACAAAACGTAATTAAACTGCTTTCTACTTTAAAACAAGTAGACACAGACAATTCTAAAGCTGAAGAATTATTGCCTGCAGTTGGGGGATTTTTCTTTGGAGGTACACATTACGATGGTTGGTATTTTGAAAACGTTAAAAGATCGATTGAAATATTCGAAGAAGTATTACAGAACATAGAAATTCCAAATTCATATTATTATTATTCATCAAGCTGGTAAATTATGACAAAGTACAAATCATTTTATCCTTTAGTGTGCTTACAATCACCAATGCATGGTATTTGGTATATCATAGCAAACGGTAATTGGCACGTAGTAAATAGACCTTACATGTGGACAGAATTAGAAAACATGTGGGAAAGAGTAACTACAAAACAAGTAAAAAAAGTTATAGCAGAAAAGAAAGATCCCATCAGATTCTTTGTTGAAGGTAGCAGAAACAATACTTATGAAGTGGTTAACGATAACGATGTATGGACATGTAGTTGTCCAGCTCACGGATTTGGCAAAGGAAAAGAGTGCAAACATATTAAGTCATTAAAATAAAAAATAGGTAATATATGGTAGACGAATTTATTTTAGACGAACAAAGACAAGCAACAATGAATGATCCTAAATTTATAAAATGGTGTGCTAAATTTAAGGTATCAAGAAGTGTTAATTCAAATGAGAGCAAGTTTAGAGCTTCTGAGATGATGAAGCAATATGAAAGTCAAGACAATTATTTTATTAAAATTAGTAAAGTATTTGAAAAATGGACGAAATAGAAGTAAAGAAGAGTAAATATATATCAAAATCCACAGCCTATAAGATTTATTGGTGGTGCATATCTGAATATGGAAGATCTAAATTAAATGGACCGTATCCTTATTTAGAATTTAAAAAGCTTGATGATTATAGTAAAGATGATTACGGATATTATGATGAAGTAGAAAAAGTTATCTTTATAAATAAGAATCTTCATAATACTTTAGAAGAGCTAGTTAAAACAATCATACATGAATACACACACTATGTTAAACACTCCATGCGCGAATATAAAATACTCGCAAAATATCTTAGCCACCACAGAAATCCTTTAGAAGTAGATGCTAGAAGAATAGAGCGTAGGGATTATAAGAAGTGCCTTAAATTTTTAAAGGAAGAATACAAAATTATAGACAAAGTATAATATTTATTTCTAGATATTGCAACTTATTTCATGTATTTTATATCTATAACTATGAATATATTACAGATTACACAACAAGAAGTTAGTACAATTAATAGTACAGTACTTCAATACGGAATATTAGGAGTAGTTGCATTAGCGTTAGCTTACTTTTCATGGTCGCAATATAAAAGACTAATAGATAGAAATGATGCACTAGAAATAAAAGTGGATAAACTGCAAAATGAGATGTTTCAATTGCTAGTAGAAGAGCGAGATAGAATGTCCAAACTTATTTCAGATAACACACAAGCACTAAGTGATCTTCAAAAAGTAATTACTGAGTATATCATAAAAAATAAATAGCTATGGCAGTAGATCCAAGAAGTAAGAAACTAGAGCATGTTGCTACAACACTATTAAAGGCTTACGAAGATCTAATGAAATGGAAACAATATAAAGAGCAAGAAAAACTAAAATCAAATGTTACGAATACAAAAAATAAAGGTTTCTCCAAAAAAAGTGCAGATAAAAGCATGTAGTATCAATGAATCAAGTTGTGACTATCATTTATCAATCTATGGCAATTTCTGCCAATCTTGTCCTCAAGTACCCAAAAAACAAAATAAACGTATTAATGCGCTCAATCTAATACGTAAATTTTTAGAACTAAGATAGCCCAAGACTCTAAATTCATAGAGATAATCTAATATCTAATAGAATATACGTACCCACTTACATCGTGGCCATGAGCTCCCAATTAGCTCAAAATTCTTTATTGGAAATCAATCAGTTGCCCCATTGGAAACCAATCAGTTGCACTTAACGCATTGATAATCAATAAAGAATTTTTAAAATAAATTTTTTTATGTCAATACTGTGTCGTATATTTACACTGATTGAGCACAATAGTAGCTCATATACACAAATTAATTAATATATAAATAAAAGTTATGAACACACTACAAACTACATTAGCAGCTTTAGAAGCACAGTTCGAATCGCAAAAACAAGCATTAATCGATTATGAAGTTTCTACGTACGATAATCAGATGTTATCATTAACACAGAAAATTCGTAGTTGGTTAACTGAATACACAGGAATCGATAACAATATTAAATTTATTGGAGACAATCTACAAATACTATTAAGCGAACAGTATAGAGATCGTATCGATATCTATTTTAGAATACCCTATGCCAGAAATAGCGAAGATGTTGTTGGTGAATTAGAACTTGGTTGGTACGGATCTAATTGTAAAGCAAGCGATAATGAAAAAATAGAATATCTAATGTTATTAGGTAAAATTGCTAGTAAAATGAAATTGATTGAGTCAGAATATCAAGCTTGGTATGATGAGTATAGAGTTTATCGACGAGATCTACAAGTACATTACTCAGCTATGTTCACTACTGAATCAGCTATTCGTGATACTAAACAATTAATTACAAAGGCTGGCATAGAAGAGTATAAGAAAGTTGGTTTTAAATGCGTACTTACTCCGATAACAGATTGCACAAGAAATTACGATATAAAAGACGGAGAACTTGGTGATTATAAAATTAAGCAATCTGTTAAGAGCATCAAATTGCAATATGGTTATGGTAGATTTGATTATATGTTTGTAGAATCATTTGAGATTGTTAAACAGTTAGGTCGTGGTAAATTACTATTTAAATGTAACATTGATACAAATAGTACATCTCAACCAGTATCGGCAATAGAACTAACTCCCAAATTTTATACAGAATTTATAAACGAAGTATACAATTGGCAAACTATAGAAGCACAAAAATCTGCTGAGAAGGCACAAGAGCGATATGAGAAATACGCTACTAAACCATAAGATAACCATCTAATTTAATTTATACATTTTAAAATAATATTATTATGACTACGAAAAATAAAGTATTCGATTACATCGAAAGTATGGGCGGTTCAATGCATTACACTGATATTGTTAGATACGTGTACAGTTTAAATCATTCACCTAGTGACCCTTATACTCAACGTAATAGAGGTTATTATTCAGGTGCTTTCAATAGTTGGAAACCTAGAACACATTCAGGTGCAACAATCCTTACACGATACGGTCATTTTGTCAATCCAAATTGTGATCGTTATTTACAAAAGCACGAATCAATTCGAGGACTTTGGGTATTAATAAACAAATCAAAAACAAAAAATATGAAACCAAAATTTAAAGTAGGAGACACAGTTATTGCTAAAGATAACAATGGTTATCACATTACAACAAATGGTTGGACAGGTATAGTTACTGTAGTTGATGGATATCGTATAGATGTAAGAGGGTTAAGCGAGGATAAATCGAGACTTATTACATTTAATAATTTGATAGCTGATGATTTTAAATTAGATAAATCTTATTACAAATTTAATATAGGTGACAAAGTTAAACTTTTAACTGGTGGTGGAGTTAATGCCATTGGAGAAATCGGTAGAATAACTGAAATTGACACTTCGAATGATTCGTGTAGAGTTGATTGTGGAAATGGTGATTTTGGAAATTGGATTATGCTAGAAGAGTTAGAAATGATTAAACCCGTTTACGAAGATCCTAAAGAAAAACTTTCTAAACAAAGTAAAAATAATATTATGAATAAACCAGAAAATTTATTAGAAGTAGACTTTTCATTCGCTGAAGAAATTTATAACGCGTCTACGCCTAAAGTAAAACAAAAGATTGACGATAAGTATCCAGGTCTATTTAAACAATATCAGATAGGAACTTTCTTTGAATTAGTTAATGGACAAACCAAGAATCTTACATATAATACATACATATTGGCTCAAGTAGAACCTAGTAAAGTGGCTTTAATTAGTCTAGACGGAAATAGATTCAACGATCCTATAGAGGTTAAGAAAGTTTATAGCATTACTCAAAGCGAATTTGATTTGATATGTGGTAATGACGAGCTTAAGAAGTCTACAGAAAATATTGAAGATCTTAAAGGTTTTATGTTGAATAGATTTAAGTTTTCTAATTTAAATTTTAATGTCAATATAGTTGATGGTAAGGTTAGTCAAGAATAATATTTGATTGTTACTGAATTTAGCGATACTTTAAAATACACGTGATGAAAATTAATTTAAATAGAGGGCAAAAGTTATGGTTCACTAGTGATACTCACTATAATCATACAAATATCTGTTCAGCTACCACACAATGGACAGATCCAGTTACATGTAGAGAATTTAAATCTCTTGAACATATGAATACTGTATTAGTCGCAAACATTAATGAAGTGGTTGGTCAAAATGATATTCTATTTCATTTAGGTGATTGGTCATTCGGTGGATTTGAAAGTATCGCTGAATTCAGAAACAAAATAGTATGCCAAAATATTCATCTAATTACTGGAAACCATGATCACCACATAGAAAACAATCGAGATCAAGTGCAGAACTTATTTAGTTCAGTGAATAAGTATTTAGAATTGGTGGTAAAAACTAATGTTGGTACTCCATTAATGGATGAACATAAATTTGTTTTAATGCATTTTCCAATAGCAAGTTGGAATAACATGGCACGAGGTGCAATTCATTTACACGGTCATGTTCATTTAGATCAACAAAAACGTTTTAGTCCTGGCAAAATGATGGATGTTGGAGTTGATGGAAATAATCTCCATCCAATTAGCATGAATGAAGTAATTACTTTAATGAAGAATCGACCAATCAAATCAGTATTACCTCAAGATCATCACGAAATTACCGAAAATTATAAATAAAAAGTATGAATTTAAAAGAAGCAACAGCAGAATTACACAGTAAGGCAGAAAAAATGGAGTTTAATCAACGAATGTTTATTGGTACTCTAAGTCCATTAGCATATAAACGATATCTTATTCAGCAATTAGCTATATTTGCAGAGATAGAAAGCAAATCAGATGACAAGAATCTTCCTCACGAAAGTTTAAATAGAACAGACGCAATAATTTCTGACATAGAAGAATTGAATGAACAGTTTAATATGGCGAATGAAATAGTATCAGTATCTAAATCGACTAAAGATTATCTATTGCATTTAATGGGTACAAATGGTAATTCTTATAACGCGCATGTATATTTAAACTATTTGGCATTAGTGTATGGTGGACAAATGATGAAATCTAAAGTTCCAGGTAGTGGTAAGTTATATGAATTTGAAAATATCAAAGAGTGCATAGAAAGCATTAGAGCTATTCAAAACGATGAAATGGCAAATGAGGTTAATATTGGTTTTACACATATCATAAACATATTAGATGAATTACAAAAGTATTCTTGATTTTGCAGCCATACAGTTACAAGCGATAATAGAATCAGCTGATGGTATCAAAATAGAAACAGAAGATTTTGGTTGGAGTAATACTAGATTTGTAGGTGATACTTTTCGTATGGCTCATATAGAAAGATACAGCGATTCTAATTTAGAAGTGTTGCACTTTACTTGCTTTCCTCTTCCAACTTTGCCTAATTCAATATTTGGTTTTGATATTATAACCACTGATAAAAAACCACTAGCTGCTTTTGCTGATTGGAGTCCAGTATGTAATTCTTTTTCTTACGTATTTACTGAAGAGTTTGAGAAACCTTATCCTCTACCTGATTGGGCTAAATCGATATTCTCATCTAGTGCATTAGCGATCATTCCTAATGATAATGAAATGGATAAGTTGATCAGCGCAGTCATAAAGAGTTTTGATAGCTACATAGATTTACTATATAATTCAGAGCATAAGCCAAATCAATTAGAATCTATAGTAGCAGCTCAGAATAGATACTGTGATAATCAGCAAAAGAATCAAAGAACATTCAATGTGCTTAAAGCAAAGTTAGGAGAAGAGAGAGCAAAATATTTCATGACAGAAATACTATTTCCAAATATAAAATCATAAGTTATGAATAAAGTATTAATTATTTTAAGAGGATTACCAGGAAGTGGTAAGACATCATTTGCCAAGTACATGTTTTCAAATAATGTATTTGAAGCCGATCAGTATTTTTATGACTCACAAGGTAATTATAATTTTGATGCAACTAAATTACTGGACGCACATAAAAATTGTCAAAAACAAGTAGAAGAATTAATGCAAATGAGTGAGACTACTCAATATGGTCAAGAGATTGTAGTATCTAATACCTCAACTACAGAGAAGGAACTGCAGCCATATCTAGACTTAGCGAAGTTATATGGATACAAAGTAGTATCTTTGATCGTAGAGAACAGACATGGAAATTCATCAGTACACGATGTACCAGCTGAAACAATAGAAAAAATGCGAGACAGATTCTCAGTAAAATTATAAACAATTAAATAAATAAACATGGAAAATCAAAACTCAGTTTGTTTTGTCGGAAAGATAGATGAGATAAAATCAATACCAGGAGCAGACAATATAGAGCAAGCCATTATAGGTGGATGGAATTGTATTATTCAAAAGGGACAGTACGCTGAAGGTGGATTAGTGGTTGTAGCAACTACCGATGCAGTCATTCCACAAGAACTATCAGACTCATTAAACGTAACTAATTACTTACGTAAAGGTCAAAGAGTACGTACTGTAAAATTACGAGGCGTGTACTCTGAATGTTTAATTATCCCATTATCGTTTATACCTAAAGGTGCAAATATCAATGTTATTTCACGCGGTAAAGATATGATGGAGATGATGGGAATCTTCAAATATGAACCTCCTGTCAGAGTAGTTCAATTAGGTGGAGGTCGTAAAGTTAGATATCAAGATAATCCTAACTTCCACGTTTACTATAAGTTTCCAAACTTAAAGAATGTGCCAAACACGTTTACTGAAGACGATGTGGTAGAGATCACTCGTAAAATACATGGCACAAATGCTAGATACGGAATTGTAAAGAAGGCTAAGTTAACTTTATTAGATCGTATTAAAAAGCTATTCGGTAATAAATGGATTGGATATGAATTTGTAGTAGGATCACACAACGTAGAAAAAGGATCTGATTCAAATGGCTTCTACGATACTAACGTATGGTATGAAATAGAAAAGAAGTACGATATCAAAAAGAAGCTGTGGAATTATGTTAAAGAGTTTGATAAAACTATGGAACCTGAAGAATTAATCGGTAATGGTGTTACTTTGTATGGCGAGATTTATGGAGCTGGAATACAGAAAGGATACGATTATGGATTAAACGATATTCAATTTGCGGGATTCGATATTAAAGAGAATGGAGAATACTTAGGTCCTATAGATGGTAGATCACTGATTAAATACATTTTAGAATTACCTTATGTTGAAGTCTTACACTCAGGTAATTGGTCTCAATCAATACAGAATGAATTGGTATTCAATCAGTTCATTACAGGGACCAAGATTCCAGAAGAAGGTATCGTGATTAAGTATCATACAGGAGAGAGAAATAAAATAGCAAAGGTCATCAATCCGGATTATCTAATCTTTTCAGAGAAAAACAATATAGGAGATTCACACTAAAAAATAAGATATGTCAAGATGTAAAGTATGTCAAGAAGAAATTCACCCAAGAAGAGTAGCATTAGGATTTAAAACTACCTGTATTAAACATTCAACTGCAGAGAGATACACGGGAATCATATCAGCTACAGGAAAAACAGATTACGCTTTAAATATTATTAAAGATCCTGAGTTAGCAAGACAATTAAAAGAGCTGTCTCCTGTATATCAGTAACACATATTTATAGATACAATAAACATAAACAAAGTGAATTACATTAGTCCAATAAACTACGCGCAAACTTTAAATACATTTAAAGCTGGTACTTTTATCAATGAAGAATCAGAAGAGGTAGTAGAAGAAGAGGTAGAAGAAACTGCCCCTAAAAAAATGTCTCCTGCTAGACAAAAATTGGAAGTGATTAAACAAGGATTATCTCCTGATAAACAAGAGCAACTTGAAGAATACTTAAACGCTATGGAAGAGATTAAAAAGGAGATTAAGAAATTAGTAGAAGAAGGATCTCATCAAATGCAAGAAACTGGAGGCGACCAAATGCATAAATGGATGCACGAAACTGAAAAGAAAGCTAAGAAATAAAATAGCTAACTAAAAGCTTTAAAATTGGCCTCCATTAATGAGGCCTTTTTTATGTCTATTTATGATTCTAGATCTTATTTTAAGCCATTTATATCACATATTTATGGAAATATAAGCAGACAAACAGACTCTGGCCATGAGCTTCTGGTGCGTACAAAGAATCTATTGGTAACCAATCAGTTGCCCCATTGGAAACCAACGCGTTAAGCTTAACTAATTGGTTTTCAATAGATAATATCTATATCACCAATAACTTAGATTTTTTTATTATAGACAAGCATGTTATATTTACCTTTCATCATTAAATAATTGTTATGAAAACTTGTATTATTCCAGACCTTCACGGTCGCAGTGATTGGAAGTTAATAGTTCATCGAGAAAATCCTGACAAGGTTATATTTTTAGGCGATTACTTTGATAGCTTCGATATATCTGGCGTAGAGCAGATTCATAACTTCAAAGAGATCATAGAGTATAAAGAGACTGCATTCACCAATTCTGGTAAAGAAGATCAACACAAAACAGATGTTGTAATGTTAATTGGTAACCACGATCATCATTATTTTGCTAACGTAGGATATTCCCATACATCAGGTTATCAAAAATTTATTTCGCATAATATTACTCAAGTAATAGAAGAGAATAGACATCACTTACAAATGGCTTACAAGATGGATTCATTTCTATTCACACACGCAGGAGTAAGTCCAGTTTTTATGGATGAGGTATTCGGTATTGATGGTTGGAATGCTGATAATGTTGCTGAAGATCTTAATGAATTATTTAAGTATAAGCCATTAAGTTTTCTATTCAACAGTGCAGATTATAGTGGATGCGGAGAGAATAAATCTCAGAGTCCTATTTGGATCCGACCAGCAAGTTTAATGTCAGCAAATAAAGTAACTGAGAAAATACCCAATGGATTGAAGAACAAGTACATTCAAGTAGTTGGTCACACAATACAAAACAAGATAGACGTTAAAGGTAATTCTACTGGAAGCAGATACTATTTTGTTGACGTGTTGCCAACTTCTGGAGAATATATGATAATTGAAGATGGAGTAATTAAATTTAACAAATAATATCGTATGAGCACGCATACAAAAATAGTATTAATTAATACGGCTATAATATACGCTGTACTAATCGCATGGATTGTATATAAATGGATTAAAGCTCCAATAATACCAAAAGATGAAGAAATGAAAGATTTTGATAAATAAAATTTACACATTAACCAAAATAAAAATTAAAAGTTATGCCAAACATTTTAGTACCTGTAGACACAGAGATTGACGTTGACGTAGAAGTTAACGATTTTTTAGACGAATGTAATTCATTTGAGATCGAAGAGATAATAGACTATCTAATAGAAACAGGTCACATCAACAAGTCCGCAGTTAACGACTATTATACAGATCAATCTGTAACCGAAATTGAATTTGAAGATGCACTGAAAAAATTACAGGGTAATTGGAATAGACTCTCTTCAGATGATGAAGCAACCATATTAAAAATAGCAAATCAATTCTAAACAATAAAAACAAACCAATGAAGTGTATTATCGCAGTTAAATCAACCAAGAACATGGAGGTCGGAACAATTAAAAGAGTAGATAATGTAGAAGCTGAAGAGAAAGTAAGAGTAGGATTTTTTAATTACATATCGAAATCTGAGTGGAAGAAGTCAAGAGGTATAGTAGAACCTGTATTAGAGACAGTAGGAAAACAATTTGCTGAGAAGGCGGACAAAACCATCACGGTAAAAAGAGAAGAGACCATTTCAGAAAAGCAGCTTAAACGTAAAAAACAAAAGTAATATGAAAAGTACAATAAAACATTGGATCAATGTCATTAAGTTCAAGTGTGTTATATTCTATTATGATTACATAGAACCACTTATTTCTGATAGACTCGATATAGAAAGAGTGCAGTATCTCGCAGGTATTAAAACAATGGACCAATGTAAAAATATAGACAAGTATAATAAAGCAAAAAAGTATTTTAAAACATCTAATTTGTCCATTAAAACGAAGATAGTAAAGTCTACTCAGTTAACTGATGAAGAAATTAAATTTCTCTTTACACGTAAGGTCATTCACGATCAACGAGAAGCATGGCCAATAGTTAATGATACTAATTTAAAATCTACAGATAAAATTAAAAGCGATGAAAAACATATTGCAGCCACTAATAAAGTGGATATTTAATAAGCGTAATGTAGATATGTCACATAGACACATGTGGCAAAATACTTCAACATATACAAAATCGGACTATAGTTATATGCATGAAATATTTGAGTGCAAAAATTGTAATAAGATTATGCATGTTATTAGAAGACCGAGAAGTAAAGTTATTCTAAAAATAGTTAACAAAAAAATGATCAATAACGATCATAGCAAATAGCACGCAATATTTATGTTATTCCCCATCTAAATATATTATATGATTAGTATAAAGAAGAAAGAGCTATATGACTTATATATGAGTGAAGTAGACAGCATCTGCGAAGTATGTGATTGGAAAACTGAATTTGATCCTGCAGAGATTGTCAATATCATAGCTAACATCATAGAGAACAATCCTCAAATTATAGTTAATAACGATTTAATCGCGTTACAGTCACAATTAATTGCTTTACAAGCTCAATTAGACAGGGCCCAAGACAGATTAATTGACCGATGACTAGATTCTATATCATAATCATGTATATTACTTCATTTATACTTATAGTCTCTATAAAAAATAGGTGGTGGAATTTTACGCATGCAATAGTTGAATACAGAAAACATAAATTAGCACCAAAATTAAGAACCACTATAAAAATAAAGTATTATGAAAGAACCTTTAAACCAAGGACATTATTCGGAAGTTTTAGATAGACTATACATAATGATCTCAAACATAGAAGATTATTTATTAGATCATCCACTCGTACAATCTTCGGTAGAACTACAAGATTTAATTGAATCAGCTCAAGCCAAATTAGCGCAAGCATATCAATCAGTTAATGTATCTGAAGACACCCAGTTTGCAGAAGAGTATGATTACTTGACAATAAATAGCCTATTAACTGAAGATCAATATACTACAACATATAGTAATGATCTACCTGAATACACGGAACCAACTTTAAGTTAGTAATAAATAAATAGTTTATGGCAATATCATATAATTTAGGAGCTGATCACATTAGTGTGAAAGCTTCTACTATAGTAACAATGAAAGAGTATTTTGTTATTCAAACTTTAGACGGACCAATTGATATTATAGTAAATATCAAATCTGATTTTGCTGATATTGATTCTAAGTACCACGAGATAGCACTGAATGTATTAACTAGTAAGTACGCTAATAAAGCATCTTTTGGTGACAATCCTTTTAGTCTGTGTAAACCAATAAAGAAAAGACGTTGGTTCCAATTTTGGAAGAGTAAATATTTTCAATCAGATAATTAATGATAAAACATATTAAGATTGACGACAAATTGTATACAGTAACTAACGGAGAAATGATCAGTGCTACTGAAGATTTAATATTTGAATTTAATGATGGAACTTATATGATAGGATTATTTGACGATATTTTAGGTAGTCCAATAAGTAAGGTGTGGAAGATCCTAAATATAGAATAAAAATTCTCCATTGGAAACCAATCAGTTATGATTGCTCCTGGCTTGGATTTGAGTGCAACTAATTGGTTCTCAACCAAGAATTTTGTAAATATATTTTTTTATGTCAATAATGTGTAGTACATTTACCCTATTACATCGCTACAAAGCGGTTCACATATTAAAAAATCATATATATGAAAAAGTTAACAGCACAACCCGTAACAACATACAAAGTAGGTGATCGTGTTCAATTTCTTACCTTTGATAATGAGAGAGGAATGCGTACGTATACTAATACTGAGTATGGTATAATAACTAAAGTCAACACTGTCACAGTATTGGTAAAAACAAAGACAGACGAATACAGAGTAAACATCGATGAATTAATTCATTACGTAGATCCATTTGCTGGTTGGGAATAATATCTATCACATTAATCTATTCAATCAAATAAAAAATAAAAGTTATGAGCATGATTACAGACATTAAATCTAGTGAACGTACACAAATCTTAGAATTACAATCTAAGTTAGGCAAAGAAGTATCTCAAAATTATTCACCAACTTTAAGAGCGAAGTTAATTAAAGTAGGAAAAGCAAATTGTGTATTTGAATCTGTAGCGTCTCCGTATGGTTCACCCGCGAAAGCAGAATCTATCGGAGTAACGTACAAGATACCTAATTGGATCGCATGGAATTCATTCTTTTTTTAATCAAAATAAAAAACAAAGTTATGCCAAAAGCAATATTAGAATTTAATTTAGACGAACATGATGATCAAGTGGCTCATTTACGAGCAGTTAAATCATTAGATATGGCTCTTACATTATGGGATATGGATCAGTATCTTAGAGGTTTAATTAAATATGGAGAGTTAGATCATAATGTTTATGATGCACTACAAGCCGCACGAGATAAATTATTTGAACTAAAAAGTAAACACTCAATCGATCTAGACGAATTAATTCACTAATAAAATAAAAATTATGAAACCTACAACAAAATCAGCTAACGGAACATCGTTCCATGATACCACTATTGTGGCAAGCGTAAAACAGATTATCGAGATATGCGGAGAGCCATCTGATGAATCAAATACTGGAAAGGATAAAGTAAATTATGAGTGGACCATGGAAACAGAGGATGGTGATAGTCAAAATGTTTTTACTATCTACGATTGGAAAGAGTACAGACCTATTACTCTAAACGAGAGAATTACATGGCACATCGGTGGAAATAGTCGTCAAATTACAGAGCAAGCAAAATCAGAATTAATTAATAGCATAAAATAAATAAAATGAATAAAGATAGTAAAGCATTTCGAATAGCTATGTTAATAGTTTTAGGACTATTTATATTAGCTATAATAGCCGGGCAATATCCAACATTATTCTCAAATATTTTAATTATTTTTGGATTTTTTGGATTAGGTTATTTTATTGGAGTACTTGTATGGTCATTATTAATTGAACCAAAGTTAAGGAAATGAAACTAAAAACTTTAAAAGATTGGATCGCATTATTACCTGTAGAGTTTGAAGATATGGAACTTGTAATGGGAGAATATGTAAAAGATGAGCATTCATTCTGTGTACCTAGCGAAGATTTCACGTCTAGGTATGATAGACCAATTATGGGATTGTACGTTGACGAGGAATTTAAAGAGGTTGTACTAATGTTTCAAACCGAAGAAGAGATTAATAAAATAAAATAAGCATTATGAATTTAAAGTACACATTACAAAGTTTAAGATGGGTTAAAGCACTATGGAGTCCTTTTAAACCATTCAAAGTTAGTTTCTATGCTGGTAAAACCAAGATTGGTATTCCATATTTTCTACCTAGAAAATGGGTTAAGTTTACCAAAGAAGATGCTTTAGAAAAAGCAACTAAAGTATCTCAAATGTCAGGTTCAATTCATTTCGGTAAAGATCCTAACACGATGGTAGACGAGTTTATGAGGTATACTAAAGCAGTACCACTTAAAGTTGGATTCAGTTACTGTAGTTTAGGATGGAAAACAAAATACGATGATTATAGACATGAATGGAATCCTATATTTTCATTTGTATTCTTCGGTTATCAAATCGCATTAACAGTATATAGTCCATATCATAGTCATTATTGGGAACCATGGTTATACTATGAATATGAGACTGATAAAACAAAATCTAAACGTGAGCGAATAGAACAATGTAGAAAGGAAGCTTCACAAACATGGACTAGCCATAAACACGATGAAGAACCAGTAACAACAGATTATTATACTAAGATACTTAGATCAAAATACTTAAAATAAGATATATGGCAACTATTAGCATAGACCAATCACACCCAAGTATTAAAGCGCCTCTATCAAATTAACCAACAACATATTTATCATAGCTTATGATTAAGTTAACAGAGATACTACAAGAGATAGGAGATGCATCAGCATTAAAAGTACCGTATAGACTAAAGTACAAATACGAAAATCCAGAGAATTTCACTGTAAAATACGCTACTTATCAATTTGATATAGATGACGTAACCTATACAGTTATAATATCAGAAGATCCTATAAGTTATAACTTAAAGTCAAAGAAATCAAAGGTATCAAAAATAGACGTTTCTTTTGTTGCAGATGACGGACCAGAAATGATGAAGGATACTAATCTAAACGTACAATATAAAGTAATGGCAACATTAGTGTCAATCCTTAAAGAGTACATAGAAAATAATCCAATTGTAGTTCAAATAGAATACTCACCAATTAAAACAAATAAGAAAGATAAAGGTGGTAGAGCAGAATCAAGACGAGAGCTATTCTATAAACAATATATACAGAAATCTTTACCTAATTGGACCTACATAAAGAGAGGAAGCAACATCATTATAAAGAAACCAACAACATAAACAGCGTAGTTTAAGAGAATTGTATTATATTAACTATATATAAAAACTAAGTTATGCACGAAAGCTATCCACTCGATAAACCATTCTCTATTACAGGTAACACGACTTACATTAACTCTATTCCAACAACTGGAGGTACTGTCACCACTGCATATGCAAATATAGGAGGTTTATATTCTACCCCAGTTTTATTGGACACCATCGTTAAAGAGGACTCAATAGAGTTAGTCTATAAGAGACAGTATCAAGTCTCCAATAATTGGGGTATGCCAAACCCAGAGGTATACAAAGAGATCTACAGCAGAACAGACGGCACAATGAGAGTAGAACAGGGCAGATTTATTCCTGCTCAAGAGGATTCTTACAGTTTCGATTAAAAAAACATTAAATGTATAATATGAAAAGAATACCAACATTAATCGTAAAATGGCTTGCTAATAAACTAGGATACAAAATTGTAATGCTTAAAGCAGCAAAGGGAACAACTACAATTGAAGGTGATAAAGAATTATTTCAATATGTAGACATAACCGGTTATTTCTTTAAAAAAGAAC